CTCTTAAAGCTTGGTCTATATTAGGCTGTACTTGAGCAAGGCTTTGTAAGTAAGCAGCCGAATCTATACCCAAGGTTTTTAGAACCTCTTCTACTTTAGTTTGTAATTCTGATTTTTCTGTTACTGTTGCTTCTGGGGTTGGTATTACTTGTTGATCAGGTTCTGCTTCTGAGGTTGGTGGTGTTTGTTGATCACCTGTTGCTTCTGGGGTTGTTTCAGTTTGTGTTATGTCTGGAGTTAAGGCTGTTTCTGTAGGGGCAGTAACAGATTCTGTATCGGTTCTGCGTCGTTGTGTACCAATAGCAGCCCCAGAAACGGTAATGGGAGTTGCAGGCTGTTCTTGAACCTCAAAATCTGAAGTTAATTGAATAGCTAGATTATGTTCTTGAACTAGTCGATCAATACGAACCTGAAGCTCTTCATCTAACTCTCGTTGAGCATCTTCAAAAACTTTTTTAGTTTCTTCTGAAAGAGTTTCGGTAGTGATTATTTCTTGTGTTCCTGGAATTAAACTTAAGAATAAATTTAAATTCTTTTCTAAAGTTTCTGCAATAGAAACATCTGGAATTTCTTTAGCTTCCTCAACCTTAGCTTCTAAGTCTTTTTCTAGTTCTTCTTTTAGTTTTTCATCCGTTTCTTGTTCAATTTGTTTGATTAATTCTGGGTTTTCTGCTCGAACCCGATCTAATATAACCTTACGCACTTGTTCTTGAATAAAAGCTTGTTTAAGGGTAGGTTTAGTTGAACTCTGAGCTCCAAGCGCAATAAAGCCTAGTAAAACTTCGGCTATATCTTCGTTTAAGCGTAAAGTCTGATCAGAATCGACAGAAAGGACTCCCGCATTAATAGCTTCAACTAGTTTAATTTTAACTTCTTCAGGTAAAGAATCTTTTTCAATTTTTTCGTTTAGATCCCTAAGTTTTTCACCTAAAGCAATACCAGCTTCTAAAACTGTTGTTGGAGTAGCGGTACTTCCTAAGGTTGATAACTCGGCACCTATTGCTGATAAAGTTTGCTCTGCATCTTCAATTTTTCTAAACTTTCCATCGGCATGTCGGCCAAAAGTTGCTTCAAAAACCAAACCTCTAGCAATTCTTTCCATTCTAATTTCTTGTTCTACATAATTTAAATTATCCCAGTTACCATTAAAAGCACTTAAGTAAGTATTAAATTCGCGAGCTCTTGTAGAATTTAATCCTAATAGTCGAGCCCCATGACCAACTACTAAATTCGGGGAATTGATTACAAATGCCGTAGTTAGATTTACGGGAGCTAGGGCTGCACCTAAAATTGGCTCAGCCAAGAATCCTGTCCAAGCTTGGGTCCAGGTTTGACCAAGATCTAGATTTGAACGCATACCTAAGCTGTATTCATATCCTTGATTAAGCAAATCGGTTACACCTTCTTCAATAAAACCTTCTACTCCTTGACCTAATACCCAAAGGGTACCTTTCCATCCTTTACCCGCTTTTTTGGCGTCTTGGGCTAACTTAGCAACTCTGGGTAATGTAGTACCAAGTCGTGTAGCAGCTAAGTCTAAGAAAGTACTTGGTAGATTTACAGGTAAAGTTTTCACCACATTCTGTAAAATAGAGCGTACACGACGGGCCGAATTAAGATTAACACGGATTGCAGCACGGCTTAGCGTTGCTCCTCGGTTAGCAGCCAAAGCCCCTCTAACAGTTAAACCAGCGGACACAGCTGTTCCAATTCCTGCAGTTGCCGCCATAATTAAAGCTTGCCCAACAGCGTCACCTGAAACGAGAGTTCCATATGCCATTTCTCGTGCGCTAAGAAGATAACTATAGTAAGGATCTCGTTTCCACGAAGTTGTTACAGATCTAGCAATAGCATTATTAACAAATACACCATTAACATGGGCTCTAAATTCTCCAGCAGTTGTGGCTTGTTCTAACACTTCCCAATTCACACCTTCTTGTGTCCAGGCTGCAACTAAATTAGGATCTCGTTCTTTTAGGGTTTTAACTAGCTCAGCTCCATTAATTTTATTTGAGCGATTTAATGCAACCCAAGCTGGATTAGTAGTTACGGGATCATCTATGGTTACATAGGCTTCAATTACATCTAGTACAGGTAAAGTACTAACATAACGAGTTGCTGGTCCATAATCTCCGATACGCCAAAATCGTTCGAAATTATTTACAGTATCTTTATTGTAGTTATATAATGACTCTTCAAACTCATTTCGCATAAGTTGTCCTAAACCAGGTGAAACTAGTTCAGTTGTCATTGGCATTAGTTGACTTGCAGGAATACCAACTCCTTCAGGTCCAGCCTGTAAAACCGTATCAGGGGTAATCAACTGGCTAGGATCAGTTATAAGTGAGGGATCATAATCAATACCAGAATTCTGTAAATCACTAGCTGTGAGTGGAGAGCCATCAGGCTTAATATATACATCCTTTTCAACCATTAAATTTCCACCTGTAGGTACAGGTAGTTTTTGAGTTTTAAATAAAGGAACATCTCGTAAGATTGGTTCAGCAGCTGGTGAGTCCTCAAGCAAACCAGTGTCAAGAAACATCATGGTTTGCGCCCAAGTTGTATTTTGATTAGTTGATCCTAATTCTAATATAGAACCTAAGTAATTTCCAACAACACTTGCTTCATGGAATCCTAAAGTTCCTTGTCTCCACTGGCCTCCAGAAAAAGGACTATAGGAAAGCATACCTGAATCCCCAAGGCCAGCTTCTTGGGCCATTTTACTTAGTTGGGTTTCATCTTGAGCGTCTACTGACTGAAATCGTTTAAAGTATTGTCTAGAATCTCCATTTATTTCGTCTGGTTTTTCAAAATTACCTAAGCCCTTTAAAAACTCATTTTGCCGTGGATTTTTTTTTAAAGAATCCCAAACAATTAACGAACTAAATCTTTCTAAATCTTCAAGTTCTTTTTGATTAAATAACGGTTGCGAGGTTTGGGAATCATCTGTAGGAGAAACACCAGTATTTAATCCTAAATTAATTGGATTAGAGGTCATCATACTCATTTTATATACCTCTTATATAATTGCTCTGGTGTTAGTCCAGAAAGTGGGGGCTTTGGCCTTGGTATCTCAACTTCATTTTTCTGGAGCCTATCAATATATAGTAAGGTTTTAACATATCGTTTATAGTTTTGATAAAGAGTTGGATTATTTTCTGATGCTACAGGAAGTTGTTCAGGTACTATAGGTACAGCTAAAGTTTGGTATTCTCCATTAGCATTTTGAAATGAAAAGACAGCTGCAGTTCCGTTTAAATTTGCAGTTAATGAGAGACTATTCCGTGCTCCTACACCAAGTTGCATATCTCGTAAAGTAGTTCTTATTTGAGTTCCAATAGTTGGATCAATTTGACTTATAACTTCAAAAAGACTAAGAGATTTACTTTGAGGATCTAATAAAAGTTGCTTAAGTTTATTTTGATCTAGGTCTTCAGAAGTTCTAAGCCCATCTGTAAACATTGTAACAAGAGTATTAATATTATCCTCCGTAACGGGCAAACTCCCCAATCCAACAACTAATTGCGAAGCGGGATTTAAACCTTTTCTAATACCTTTTCGTTCGTTTGCAGGAGTACCAGTACTAAATTTACTTTCAAATTCTCCTCGGACTAAACCACGGAAATCTGCATCAGAAGCACTATCGGCTACATTACTAATTTCTTCAAAAGTAGGAAAAAATGGAGTTCCTCCAATAGCTTGAGGTAATGCTTGAAGAAGGAATGACGGATCGGCTTGTTGCATTTGTTCAATTGTCATCTTATCATACCTCCACGAATCTCTCATAGCAGAATAATCTAATGATGGAGCAATACTTCTTACATTATAGTCTAAAAGCTGTGGGCTCCATCCAAGTCCTAACAAGCCTAGTTCTCTATTATCCCAAATGAGGCTTGGTACTGAAATAGGATTTCCTGCTAGTTCTTGTTGATTATTCCACAATACGCCTGACATGGATAATGCAGAAATAGCAGAAGCTTGTAATTTAGGGGTTGTTGTTTTAGTTTCTTGTAAGATTTGATTTCCGATAGCACCAAAAATAAGGGCAGTTTGTAATCCAGCCAAATTATTAGTAGCAGCTCTACCTATATAAAACGCAAGTTTATCGTCTGCAGGCATATCTCTAAATAAAACTGGTTTGCCTGTTACTGGAGAAGTAACATACATATCTCCTGTATAAGAAGGATCTAGAACTGGAATTTGCTTACCATTATTTCCAGGAGACAAGAAAGACATTAAAAATGTATAAGCTAAATTTAAGCGTTCTGCTGGATCAGAAGAAACTTCAGAAAAACCTAATGTTTGACAAAATGCATTTAACGCTTGATCGGTATGCTTGGAAGCTTCATAGTCTTCACCTTCTTCGGGATAGAATAATTTAAGAGAGCCGTCCCCAATTCCTATTAAATTTTCTGCAATTTGGTTTACACTAATTAGACCTCGTTGGCTAATAGGATCTAAAATTTTTCCTGCGGTTTCTCCTCCTCGGAGTGCGCGAGAAGCAATATCAACAGCATTTAAAAAAACTTTCGTTGAGTTATCTAATTTAGATAAATTATCTGGAATTTGTGTAGTAGCTAAGAAACGAATAAATTGAGTACCTAATTGATTATCGAGTCTAGATGCACCTCCAAATGCTGTAATCTTTGATTGATCAGCTAAACTCAATCCACGAACCATATATAAAATAGGATATAATTCATTTCGATTAAGTTCAGAAATAGGTTGATTATTTTCGTTTATTAGTCTTAATTTTTCTCTTAAGTTTTTTACAAATGTATCTTGACCAGGAGCATCTATATTTTGGGCCATTTCTCGGGAATAAAACATAGATCGCAATGCTAGTAAACGACCATTTGCGCTTAATTTTCCATTTTTTTCAACCCACTCTTGTTCAAAAAAAGACTCAAAATTAACTGGCTTTAGGGGATCAAATGCTTGAATGTTTTCTAGATTAACTCCATACAATTCGGTAACTTTTGAGTTTAACATTTCTTGTAGTTGAAGACGGCGATTTTGATCAATTTCATCAAGTGGTTCATCAGTACTAAGTAATTCAATATCAGATGAAGAAAGATTAAGCTCTGTTAAAGCAACCTGAGTAGCTACAGTTTGTACTTCAATATTGGCTTGTTGCAAGGCCTCTTGAGCAAGTAATAAATCCTCAATGCGTTCTGGAGGAAGGCTTTCTAGTTGGCTAGGATCTTTAACTACTTTCTGAACTAAATCAACAAATTTATGATCTGTTAAAAGTTTTTTAGAAGCATCTGCGATTGTTACGAATTCTCTTTCTCGCGGAGCTCCTGTTTTAGCCCCCGCACTAGTAATTTGATTCCAATCTGTAGTTAACTTAGCTAAAAATCCTGAAAGTTTTCGAAGAGCTGGAGGGGTAAAACCTGCCTTCACAAACTTATTTACTAACTCAGAATTTTCTGTAAATTTTTGATCTACGGTCCGAGTGTCAAAAACCATAACAGGTTTATCATTTTCATCTTTAATAACATTTCCTTCTTCATCTTTTGCTTGGGTAAAGAAAAAGTTATTGACGTCTGTAATACTTAATCCAGTTCTTTTTGCAAGTTCTTCTGTCCAACGACCAATTGCAATGTCTTGTGGTAGACTAGGATTTAATTGAATTGAATTAATTATTTCCTCAGTTAGTTCATCGACACTAGTTAGTACGCCACTTTGTAGGGCTTGACCTTGTTCAGAAACTCTAAATGAATCCCTAACAAAACTCATAATAGAATTTGCATTTTGAGTTTGAATAAGCTTTTTATGTTTAATTACATGAGTACTTAACTCTTCAAGATTAAAAGCCTTGACAAATAGTTCTTCGGCTATTTGTAGTTGTTTATTCGGTGGTAAGTCGGTAAAATTAGAATAATTTGGAAATTTACCTGTAGCTAATCCCTTATAAACCTTGACAAATGCATTTTGTAAATATGCTAGTTGCTGAAATTCTGGCATATTTGATAACACCAAAGAAGATTTTATAGCAAAGTCGTTTAAGTTTTGCTCATTAGGTGCAGCTTCATAGGGTGTTTGAGCCGAAAGAGCTAAAGCAGCATTAGTTCGTTCATTCTGGGCGTGTTGAACTTGAGTTGCTTGGTTCCAGATTTGTTGAGATACACTAGCAAATATACCATCTAATTGTAGCTTTACATCAAACTGTGTTTCGGGATTATACCCAGAGATCTGATCTTGAATGGGCCCATAAAACTCAACAGCTAAATGATCTCTAAACTCATCCAAATCTTGCGAGGATTGCGCTAGCTCAATTAATTTAACGCTGTTTGGATGCATAGACCTTAACTCTTCAGCATCTATTGTTCCTTGTGCTAAGCCTTCAACAACTTGTGGCGCTAATGTAAAATCGTTTGCTACACTTGCTACTAAAACATTAGACATTAACTTATCTTGAAGATTATCAAGTTGCTTAGCGGTTTGAATACGAAGAGACTTAACAAAATTTGATCCTGTTAGCGAAGGATTATTTTTTTCAAACTGAGCCAAAAATTTATTAGTTAGGACAGGACCCATCTTACCATCGTACTCTTCCCATTGTTTAGCTTGTTCTGTATACTCATCTGCTACAAACTTTTCAAAAGCTTCTTGGCCCCAGCTTTTGGACATACGATTAGCCATCTTTTTCTTCCAAAGATCGCTACTCATTGGCGTGGACACTTGTCCAATATAGTTGTTAAACTGTTTTACCTTTTCTCTGGGGTCAATATCCTGAGCATCAATCCGCTCCCATTCCGTTTCAGTTTCAGCAATGCGTTGATTATCGATTCTTGAAGAAATCTCAGCAAAGGTATTTAAACCTTGTTGGGTTCCTGTTGCAATTTGAGAAAGTGCTTCATACATATACTGTTCTGAAGTTTTAGTTGGTAATGCCGACATTTCACCAGGTCGGAAAGCTCCTCCAGAAAAAGATGCTTCTCTAAATTCAACAGGAGTTCGCTGAACCTGGGTAGGTTCAATAGCTGGCATTTGTAATAAGTTTTGAATATTTACTTGGGACATTTATAACTCCTTAGGATTAAGACTCAGGTGTTGGACCGAACGTTCCATAGGCGGCGCCCGCAACAGCTCCACCAATCTGAAGCAGTCCACTAAGTAAACCGCCAGATTCAGCAGCCGAAGCATTTTCCATCATAGGAGCTTCACTGTAGCCAAGAATATTAGGCATAAAGATATTTTCTGTTTGAGTAGCCATTTGAGCTTTAAACTCTTTATTAATATTGTCTTGTTGAATATCTAAATTTTTTTGAAGTTGCTTAGAGTTGTCCAATGCATCTAATGCTTGAGCTGTAGCAAGCATACCAAACAATCCGCTAGACTTTGAAATTCCCTTACCAACAATAGCATTAGTAAGGGCTGCAGATGCTTGGGCTCGTTGGCGGGATAATTGTCGATGCTGGAAACTTGCAATGTCTCGTAAGTTATTAGAAGCTTCAAATTGAGTTGCATAGGCTGACTCCGCAATAGCTTGATTACGCTTAGATTGCTGAGCAAAGTTATAAGCCGCCATAAACTGCTCTCGACCATTAGCAAATGTTCGTTGGGTATTTTCTTCAATCCATCTTTGAGTTGCTTGTTGATTACGGAGGCGTGCAGCAGCTCCTTGAGCTTTACCTCCAAATATTGAACTTACACCGCCTGCAATAGCACTGCCAATTCCCAATATTGTCATTGGATCCATTTATACTCTCCTTTACCAACCCCATTGGTTGTTGCGTTGTTTAGGTTTATGGTTGGTAGAAACAACCTTAGTTGCTCCAGAACAAGGAACATAATCACTTGCTCTAAAGTTGTTAGCCCAATCCTTGACTCTTTGTTCCCATTCCTTTTTCTTATATTCTTCACTAGCTCGTTCTGTGTCAATTGACATATGAGCCTTGAAGTATTCTACAGCGGCTGACAGCACATCCACCCTATCGTCGTGCTTAAGCGCGCCCCTGCCTGCATGGAGGCGGGTAATCTGAAGCTGGTTCTCTTGGTCCCGTATAGCCTTGCGAGACACACAAAGTCTATGCATCGCCATTACAGGCTCAAGGGTTTTGATGATTCTTAGTTCTTTTTGTCCACTTACTCTGTATTCTTCCACGCCCACTTGATCACAGTGTTGCAAGAGAAACGGAACTAAAACTTTAGTAAACAATCCGTCACCAAAGTTAGATTCAACTCTAACTAGGTTTACTTTATATTCATTTATTAACCGAGCAATCTTTTTTAAAGTACCATCGTCATAACCACCTTCAATACCTAGGAGTTCATGGACAAATATCATACCAGACAGAACGGACGCCACGCATACACCCGTCTCGTCAGCCCCCCTTCCTGAGGGGTCAACAAACAAAACTGTTTGCTGAAAGGGTAGATAAACACTAGAGACATGCATGGGGACAGGGACAATATCGCCTGAGATACCAAATACAGGCATCCCAGGCATTGGATTTTGCCCTTGCCATACAATCTTATCAGGACCTACCTCGGGATCGATATCTAAAACAATCAAATCCCGTAGTTTTAGGGGGTACCTTCCTAGGTCTGCAAGGCTTGTATCCAGCTTATACTGGAGAGCATAGGCGCTAGGGCCCATTTTAGCCTTTCTGGAGGCAAGCTCGGCCTTGTCGAACCGTTCGGGCTGGGTAGGCTCCCCTGGCTCCAGAGCCAATTCTAGCACCCAATCTGCCACATCCTCCATCTCAGAAGGAATGGTAGGATCGGGGACTTCGGCTGGGTACTTAATCATAGGGTAGGATTCTTTTAAGACATTGTAAATAGAGTCCTGATAATGGGGCGTCCCTAGGAAGATAACCCTAGATGGTTTGTTTCTAATAGACTCAAGTTCGGCTAGTTTCTTAATTAAAGTTTCTTTGCCTACTGGTGTTTCATTTTTACCTGCAATCTCAATATCGTCTAGGATAATAAAATCAGAGTGAAGACCTGTAATCTGACCTGTGATACCTCGGGCAGCACAGGATAAGTCTTGTGTAAACTTGGTTCTAACAGCTATGTTAAAACCAAGTGCATTATCTTTATCGTTTTCCCTAGGTACCAAATGCTGACAATATGGTACTACGGAAAGGATTTTTCTTGCTTGAGATACGAAGTCAATGGCTTTACCTTGGGTATTTGATAATACTAGAAAGGTGCCATTGGGGTTTCGTAACCATATCCAACTCGCCAAACAAGCAGTAATGGTGGATTTACCAGTACCACGGCCTGCTGCAATGATCTGGTCATCTGGACCTTCTTGGATTTGGCGAGCTAGTTCATATTGGATTTTAGTAGGTTCCCCAAGACCCAGATGCTTGAAACAGAAATATAAATGGTTTCTAAAATCATCAATCACTTCTTGTGGAACTTTCATCTAACCTCCTTAATAAGCAGCCTTCTTAATTTTAAAAGGTGCTTGCTCACGAAGAGCTTCTTCAACAGCTTCAATTGCCTCAGACGGAATCTTGTTTACCTGATCCTTATGATCGCTGAGGATACCGCGAACGACGGTATATAAACCAGGAGTTTGCTTATCGGGATTGTGTAGATCAGAGATTAAACAATCAATAAGTAATTCCTGTAATCTATTTAACTTTTCTTTCATTAATCACCCTTACCAAAAAGCTTTACAATCTTAGAGATTGGGAAAATATGGCCGACAATGTAACCAAAGAGGCCAAGCATACCAGCAAACCAAAGACTACCAATAAACGATTCGATATTAGCTAACATAGATTACTCCTTTGTTTTCTTGTATGCGGCATCAAAAGCGGGATCAGACGCTCTTAATGCTGCTACTAATTCCCTGGTAGTGACGGGATCGTCCGAAGCCAGGGTCTTGCGGACTAGTTTAGCTTCTTCAACTTTCTTTTTAGGAACAAACATTCCTAAAGAATAAAAGAAATTTCGAGTTAAGTTACCTACACCTAGGTACCATAGAATAGCCAGGACACCTAGGATACTTAACCCTATGAAGATATAATTAATCATAGTCCCCCACCAAGGTACTATATCTTGTACTTTAGTTAGGTCTACTATGGTTATTTTAGTTGTTGCAATAATTTTTTCTTGCTCTTGTACTCCAGCCTTAGCTTCTTTCTGGACTGATTGTACATCAATAAGCTCGGTTTTAGCGGCTTCTTCTATTCTTTCGAAACGCTCTTTACTAGATTGAGCTAGAGTAGAAATCTTATTGGCATTATCTGCAATAGATTTAACTGGGGATTTGCAACTAGCTAAAGCAAAGACAATTAAAAGAAGAATTACAACTACGGGTACATCAATTCCAATTGATTGTTTTTTCGACATCAGAAACCCTTTTATCAAGTTTATCTATGGTTTTTTCAATATGCTCAATCCGAACAATTGTAGATTGAAGAAGAGTTTTAATTTCTGTAAGGGTAACTTCTATGGAAGAAATTCGTTGATTAATTATATAGCCCACCCATATTAACGACCCAATGAATGTAAGAGATGTAATTAAAGATTGTAAATCCATAGAAAACTCCTTAAGGTACAATCCAACCATTAGAATTTAATAAAGTTGAAGTACCATCGGAATTAAGAATAGATAGTTTAATCCAAAGATTACTTGGAATTCCCATTCTTGAAAACTTAACAGCACATTCATTACGACCCGCAACTAATTGAGGTTTGCCTACGGCTGTCCACTCATTAGTTGGTCCAGCATTACTATAAAGATGATCATAACCACTAAGCCCTAAATTATTTGAATCGGTCCTTGGATCGTTCCATATAGGAACCTTTAATTCAAAAGTCCAAGGACCTAAGTCTTTATCTGTATCTTCGGTATTGTCCTGAGCAGCTGGTACATAGGTACTAGTAGGCGTAGATTGAAAAGCTCTTCTAAAAATTCGACTATAGCCGATTGATTTTAGTCGTGGAACAGAAATACATAAAGTTAAAACATATCTTGCAATACCGTTTTGCTCTTCAAAATGCTCATTTTGTACATATATAAATACATTTTCTTTATTAAACTTAGCTTTCCTAAAACTAGCATTTATATTGGATTTATTTTTTTTAAAGATTTCGCTTAAAGTTGTTTTATTAGCCGTAGTTAAGTCCGTTTCTTCACTAAAACCGTAATCTACAATAACAGCGGTTTGAGGTGTTGCAGAATTGTGAGCAGGGTTGCGGAAAACTGCCGTTAAAGTTGGTTTTAAAACTACTCTAAACACATATTCATCTCTTGGGTCTGAAACAAAATTATGAGCTTCTGAAAACAATTTATTATAATCTAAATTAAATAGATGAGTACCAAGTGATCCATTCAATTGTCGCTCTCCGTTTGGAACATTTCCCTCTTTTAGAAAATTATTTGGTCGATATAGCCAAGGATAGATAGTACCAGATCGAGGGGGATTAGGACCTGTTGTGGCTGGATTAGTTTTAAGAAATTTATTTGCAAAGAAATCACCAAAGTTGTTTGTTGTATTTGGACAGTTATAAACCATCCACTCAATATCCGCTTCATTAAAAGATATATTGTCCGGAGCATCATCACTCCAGCGTGAGCACCACGCGCTCCACACTTTATCACTTTTGTATATACCACCTGTTGCATATTGAATAGTTGAAGTACCTAAAGTAGATTCTTGTTCTGCAACATGTCGACCAGTAAACCGAGTACCCTTCATTAAATTAACAAACGCGTTTTCAATTCCAAAAGTTGCTGTAGAATTATTTGCAAAAGCTAAAGCATATTTATTAAAATAAATAATTTGTGCAGGCATTTTCCAAAGAACATCTGTTGCATCTTCTTCTGTTTCTAGTCGTTTAAATGAAACATTATTAAACCCATTATAGTTAGCAGCTAGCATTTTGTTCTTAAAGGTTCTAGCTGTTTTATCTCTTCCTTTGTTTGTACCAGATCCTGTGTTGTCTGTCCTAAAACCAGCAAAAGCAAAGTCGCGTAGCTGTGCTAAATAGTTGTCTCGGTCAATTCCCTCATTATCGTTTAAATTAGTTTGAATTATTTCAGGTGTAATAATGTCACTTAATGCATAATAATTGTCCGTTATTTCATTAATAATAGGTAAATTGCTGAGAGATGTGGTGTAGCATTCAGGGACAGACAAATAAAATCCTTTATCTTCAATATTATATCCATATAGCTTAGATTGAAATGTTATAGTATTTTCCCCTGTATATAGCTCAGCCCAATAAGCATTTTGTAAAGCTTCTCGTTCATATAATTCACCAGTAGATTTGCCTAGATTAGTACCTGAGTATTGTAAACTTTTGGGATTTGACCACATATCTACATTGTATAATTCTAAAGGTTTATCCCAAAAAACTGTTCTAAACGAATCTAATGGTTCGCCGCTATCAGTATCTTCCCAAGCTGGGTAACGCCTAAGATTTAAGTTCCAATATAGCTGGGCTTTAATGGGATTTCCTGTGTTTGTCTCAACAAGGTTTACAGCATTTAAGACCCGAGTAAAGAAATCTTCAACAGCGGTATTTTCACTTCCAGGAGGTTGTTCGCTTGATGGAAGAGTATTTTTAATTACCCCATAAACAGTAGGAATATTGGGTATAACCCACCTCTCGGTGTCTTTAAATGGATTCCATTTGTCCGCATTTAAAGTAATTGCGGAATCATTTTTAGCTTGATTAAGGGAAGCTTGGTTTTTGTAATAAGCCCAAACATTAAACTCAAAATCATTTGATAGCATAATAAAAGGTGGGGTAAAGTTAACCCAATTAGATCCATTATAGCGAAGTAAATCACCTGTATTTGCTGAAGTAATAATAACATCACTTAAGTTATCTAACGAGGGGCCTTCAATAAACCCTGCGGTAAACTTAGTACCATTCCAAACAAGTCCTTGATTAAGTTGGACCCCAGAAAGATCAAACTCTACAGGATAGCTAAGAGGCGAACCACTTATAATAAAACCATTAGTTGCAAATTCAATAAAGTCCCACTCAGTTGGGCTACTATCTGGTTGATTTCCTACATTTCCCGAAATCTTAGATTGATAGATCGATCCGTTGTAATTAACATATTGGTTTGCTGCGTATGTAATAGATACATTCCACGGTGTTACTTTAGCTGATAAAGGATAATAATGATTTTGTGTAGAAGGAACAAAAGTTTTTTCTTGTGAAATAAACAATAACTGCGAAAGCACAAGATTTAGTTGTTTAGCTGTAAGTTTAGCTCCTTCAACAAATGTACTAAACATTTTAGTATTGGGAGTGCATCTACGAATAATAATAGTTGCTTGACTGACAGCATTAATTAAAGTTACATTTTCGCCACTAATTGAGTAGTCAATTGCATAAGTAAGTTGCGTTTCGGTAACGCCATCATCTACATATACACAGATTTGATCTGATGCGGGGATATCGCAAAGTCGACTAATAGAGCTAAAGGAATAGGGTCCTACTCCTGTATTAGCATAGCTAACTTCAATAGAGGCCACACCATTAAATGAATCTAAATATTCTGGATCATCAGAAGAAAAATCAAAGCAGCCCATAGTCTCTCCTTACTCTATTGCAGTAGCCTTAGAACTTCTAAAGTTACCTGTAAAAGTTATATTAGTAATGTTAACGGGATTTGGAAATGAAGATTGAATAAAGATTTGTACCTTTTCCGAGAACGAAAGAATATTAACACTTTTTTCTCCGAAGGTATCAATTCGTAGTTGATCAGTTCGGGTAATAATATTATTAAGATCTGTTGGTTGGAACATTACTTCCGTATCTGGTCGATTATTACGACGCACAACTACACTGTAGGGCCCAGAATAAAGATGTCTAAATAAAGCTTTCTTAAGATTAAGAACACCTTCATAAACTTCATTAGAGGACGTTCCGCGACCTGGAGTACTTCGTTGAACTTGTTGTGAAAGCTCAATATTCATTTGATATGCTCGACCTACATATACGGGAAGTGGGGTATTTTCAACTTCTTGAAAATAATTACCATCAATAGCTACAATAGTTTTATAAATACCACCTTCAAAAGTTACACCCACACCAACTATAGGAATAACTGTATAAGCATCATTATTCCATTCTGGAGGGAGTATAACATAACCATCTTCAAGCGAAGGATCATAATGCGGTAATGTAATCTGAGTCTGAAGACTGTTGATATTGTAATTGATATTGGCTGTTTTAACTAGACCATCAACCATTGGAGTAGCCAGTGGGACAGTTTCTAGTGAAGCTAAATAAACAACTAAACGAGTTTCTGAAGTTGATTCCGAAGGTCCTAAAGGCCTACGCGATACTAAATAAAGATCCTTTTCGTAGGACTTCATAGAAACAATGTTGTCTTCAGGAGCAAAAATCCATTTATAAAACGCATTTTGAATAACTTGATCGCCATTGGTTCTAAAGGTAAAGAAATACATTTGATTTGTATTATCTCCATCTACAAACATTAACGAATTAATAGCCGACGAAGCATTTACAGGTCCAAATGTACTAGGCAAGTAACCCTTACATTGCGTACTTACATCAATCGAAGTTGAGTATTCATCATTAAAAGAGCTGCCGCTTAGGTACATGTACATACGGCCTGCATCCATAAAGAAGATATTGTTACCCATTCGTTGGGGTTCTACAAGCTTAGAAGTCGAGTAGAACGATGTAGGTCGGAACTCAACATTGAATGGAGAAATACCTGTATCAATGGAGCCACCACGGACCTCAAACTGTACTGAACCAGAGCTAGCTACAAATAAGATTGTCTGGAAGGGTACAATATAGCTAAGTTTATTGTAGGCACCAACGCTAGCTTGGATATCAATTGGATCGGTTTCTACAACATTAGTAACATCATCTACCCAGAAGTTAAAGAAGCTGTTTGCTTTGCTAGCAAAGATTGTGTTGTCTGTAGCAATCCACATTCTATTTTTCCAAATAGCCATTGATTGGATGCGTTCTTTGCGCTCGAGCGCTTTTGGACCTGGGTTGCTTAGGCTTGTTCCTGCTCTTCTTGGAAACAAGGGCATATGAGCTACACGCCAGTTACCATCGGTTGCCGTATCTTTATAAATAATAATAGGCATTCTACGATGATCAATAACAGTATTTGGGCCTTCTGATCTTAGTCGCTCAAAGTATGGATTCTTTGAATAACGAGTAGCCCGATAGAATCCCGAAGGAAAGGTTAAGTATGAGTTACGGCAAAAGTAAACCTTACCAAAACCATCTGCAATAGAGGTTAAATCATCGCGTTCTTCAGCAGCAAGAGGTGAGGTAAATTGATAATGATCTTTAAAAAAATCTACACCAGCTACTTCATCAAATGGAATTAAACGCGGATCATCATAATAATGATGCATCATACGCTGAGCCTTATAGCCATTTGCATCTCTTACATCATTATAGACTTCTGATGCAGGATATTGTGGAACAATACTAAAGTTTTCTACATTTTGTCCTATTTCATTTTCTTCCAAAGTATCTGGATCTATTTCAAAATCGATATCATCTCGTACATTCCGCCAATAACCATTTCCAGGATTATTTGGATTGATAATGTCTTCATTGCTGGGAACTTGAGTATTGGGTAGATTTGCCACTTTGTAGTTAATAACGTCGCCTGAGTGAATAAATTCATCATTTGGAACTTGAGCAACCCAATTAGATGCTGTTTCACCATCTAAGTCTCCGTTGTCGGGCATGTAATCAATTGGAATAAGTTTATTCCATAAGATGCAGCCTACATTATAATCCATTGAGCCAAAGGTATTATCAATAGATGCAGCTGCAACATTGCTATAAACTTGGTTTGCGACACGATAAGACGATTCCGTATCTTTATTACCAAAGGTTAAGTACTCAAAAATTCCTCGGTTAAATCCACTAGTATTAGATTCCAGTCCTGCACTAATATCAACAGGTTCTTCCACCCACTCAGTGGGCTCTATTCTAAACACAGTAATAAAATGACTCAGGTTAATATCGACAAACACACCTGGCGATACTTCCTTACGGAATAATCCATAATCATCTCCCACTTGGGTAGGGTCCCAGGGATATCCTGCTCTATTAATAATAATACAATATCGACGGAAACCATCAATATCAAGATAATGAAAATACAGGTTATCTGGATTAAAACCCGCGGGGGCATCCAAGTTAGATACGGGAAGATATGACGAGTCTGTAGGTCCTGCTTGTGTAGAATAAGCAACCCGACTGAGGGGTGGACGCTTTTCGACAGACTTCTCAACCGTTACCAAACAGTTATCGATATTTTCAGCCTCTGAAGTAAGACGCTTAGTAGGGGCCTGACGGCCAACGCCTCCTGATAGGGTATTGATTGTAAGTCTTGTCAATGGCATAATTAGAACCTCGTTCTTGTAAAGTATGGATCGTTGCTGAGAATACCCCGCCTATCAATAGCGGCTCTAGTACCAGGATCTCCACCAGCAAAAATAGATCTATGTTTCTTGAAAATGTCTCCTGCGCGACCGCGAGCAAGATGATACATCTCGCGTTGAGCAAGTCGCTTATCAACATCTAGATCACCCTGAGTTATCATTTGATACTCCCTAGCTGCTGTTTCCATTATTCCTCGCTGTAAAGCCGAGTCAATATCATCCCACCCAAAATAATTAGCAGCATTGCCAAGAGTAATAATAACTTCAATTTTTAACTCCTTTTCAAAAACATCTGTCTGCTTGGTGATGTTGAACAGCCTTGTTGGATTGGACTTAATTGTAGTCTGGATCACCTCCCCCGTCGTAGGATCAAACAAAGGCTCAACAACCTGGGCGTAACAAGCAGTAGAAGGTAACAGAATAGTTCCATTAACTTCAGGAGTATAGGTATCTACATATCTGTTGTTAGCTATGCCTCTCATCACAGCCGATTTAATTGACTGGTTTAAAATAAACTGGGCGACACTTGTATCGACCCCCGCCTCATTTTCTAAATCAGAAATCAGATGTTCACCAGAGGACAGCAGCATATGATTGATAGCTTCAGTATAGCTGTACAGTCCCATTACTTAGCTCCCTTCTTCCGATACGGAACTACTTTGTTGAGCAAGGCTTGTCGTTTCTCACAACCACAACCTGGCTTTTGTTTAATACCAATAGCTTTAGCCGCTTTTGCTATGGTATCTCCAAGACCACGACTAGGAATATTCTTATTCATTGTAATCTCCTTGGGAAAAAAATACCTAGAGGACCTTTCGGTCCCCTAGGCATTAGTTAGTTAGCACTAGAATTAAGTTCAATAAGTACCTTGAATTGCGCCGCAGAGTTCTGGGCGAAGGATACCAGCACCAGCCATAATTGAGCTGACGGTGAAGAATGTACCACGACGGACATCTTTGACGGTTTCAACCTTCATACCCTGTAGGCGTAGTGAGCAGACAGCTGAACGCTGCCAAATGAGTGCCTTAATTGGCTTAAGAGTCTGGCTTCCTGCTACAACACCATCATCACCAACAACAGTAGTACCAAGATCGCCAGTACCATCTCCAACATCACCGTTATACCAAGCAAAGTTATACTTAGCATCACCAAGATCACCAATAACAGTAACTTCATCAGCAGCTGCGTATTGACCAGTAACTAAGTCTAAACCAGAAGCAGCATTAGCATTTAAACCACTTTCAACCTTAGCGTGGTCAAGTTGAGCAAGGTGGTTGCTCTTAACAATCTTAACACCCATGTACTCAAGCATTTCACCAAGACCAAACATACCTGTGTTGAGCCCAGCACCAAGACCACCAGCCTCGGATACACCACCGAAGAATGGACGGCCAGCGCCACCAAGAAGGCCAGTAGCATCACGGGCAATACCAAGAGCACGGATGTCGTGGAAAGCCTGTGGAGTTACAGCGCAGTAGACTTCACCAAGGGTAGCGTCGATTTCGCTGAGACGAACCATGTAAAGCTCAATGTACTCAAGAAGCTTAAGAGCAGCATTAGTACGCTCAGTTTGGCTTGCACCGCGAAGACCAAGCTTATTAAATGCAGCATCTGGAGCTAAAACAACATTGCTTGAATGATTCATACCTGAGTAATCGCTTGAGAATGGACTACGATTAGCAGTAAAAGCACCCTTAGCAATCATACAAGCAATTTGCTTGTCGCGGATGTAGCTAAGCTGAAGACCAGCTTGGCGAGCTAACTCAGCGCGGTAATCCCACTGAGTAAGCATGAGGTGGATATCATCAAGCTCAAAGTAAGCGGCCATTGGACGCTGATCAAGTGAAATATCGAACCAACCTGGAGTTGAAATACCTTCATTACCGATAAGCTCTTCACCAGCTTCCCAAATACCTTTGTGTTGAACGGTACCAGTTACTGGGAAACGCTTAGTTGTACCTGACTCAATAGTTTCAGTAGTAACCATTGGCTCAAAAATATTGTACTGATCATAAGCATTAATGACCTCGCCTGACCAAATAGGAAGCCAGTACGAAGGATTGGTCGAGCCTGAAACTGAAGGAATGCTGGTAGCAGAAGCTGCTTGACCGCCTAACGGCCAACCATCATGTCCAACCATATTATCAGGAGCAGTACTACCAACGGCTGGAAGTGAATCAATAGGGAATAAATTTTGTGTATTTTCTGGCATGTTTGTTTCTCCTTATATAGAAACTCTCTATTATTATTAAACATTAAACAAAGGAGAAACCATCAATTGTTCCGTGTCCTAAGGGATTGTACGGAGTTAACGATTTCTAAACCCATACTTAGATGAATTAAAAACCATAGCTTCGACTGCTTTTCTATAATTTGAATCTACTCGGAACCGTGGGTCCCTGAGTGCAGCTTGTTGTTCAGCTAAGTTCTTAAATACTTGTACGGATTGTGGAACCTGAGAAGGATTTACACGATTAGGCAATGCCGCAGGTTCCTTCGGCTTTGCTGGATTTTGTTGCTCAAACCGAGCCTTGAGTCCAAGGAGGACATTCTTATAAGCATTGGTCTGTAAGGCACGATTAGTGGCAGCCACTTCTTCAGGAGTTAAAGACTCTTGAGCCCACTTGAAAAGGCGCTTCAGGTTGTCATTCCCTCCGACAACCGATGCTGCATCATTCCAAGATTGCTTGGCTAAAGCCTGGCGTCCCTTGATTAACTGCTCAATAATTACCTCATCAGCACCCATCTTTTCCTTAATCTCTCGTCTGGTAGCCTCGCTTACGGCACCCGTTGAGTCAATTTCCTTGCCCCAACGAAGCCAATCTTCCTGACTAACCTTATTAGAGGATGGTTGAGGAGTAGGTGGTGTACTGATTTTTAGATCCTCTGGAATACCAGAAAGATCCTCGACTTGCTCTGGCTGAGCTTGAGCTGGGGGTGAGTCCACATAATTGGGATTGGTCACCCCGTTTTGATTGTACTGCTTCTTAAGAGAAGCAAGTTCCTGAGCTTTTTGAGTAGCCATCTTTTGGGCTTCTTTGAGACTGTTAAACCAATCCTCAGCCGACTTAAAGTTGCTGGGAATCTTCTGGCCTTGATCTTGCACATAGCGCATAAATGCGGCTCTTTCGTGTGCTGTAACAGGATCTTCAGTTGGTGTGGTATTAACGATCTCTGGCTGAGTCCCCTCAGGAAGGGATTGTTCAGCATTATTTAGTTCTGACATAAATACTCTCCTTTGATTGTTCGTTACTTCTTACGAGAACGAGTCTTAGGTTTGTTAGGTTTCTTAGTGTCTGGGGAAGGCCCAGTCCGTTGTTTTACATAATTTAGTTGATCTTTAGTTGTTTTACGACCATACATTACTTCATCTTCTTCTTAGTCATTGTCTTCTTTTTCTTAGCAGGGGCCTTCTTAGTGACCTTCTTCTTGGTCTTCTTTTTTGGCATTGGCATTTCATTGCCCATACCCATGCCCATACCGCCCATACCCATACCGCCCATTCCGAACATACTCATAGTTTCACCTCACTTTAGTTTTTTAAAAAGTTTAAGACCTGTTTTATGATAATTTTCCTCAAATGGACTGAGGTAGCCGTTTTGTTGAATATCGCCACCATATCGTAAAGTATCAATGGGGTCGACATTAATTAATTGTTGGATAATTTTATTAGAGACAAAATTATATCCTGCGTTACTTAAGTGAACAGTGTTTCCAGCTCCAGCATGGTAAAGATTTGAAGTTAACTCAGCAGAAGAAGTTAATGTGCTCATAGAAATAAAACTAAATTCAAAAAATCCTGAATTATTTATACCTACAGTATTTTGAGCAGTCCATTGAGTATAAGAAGTTGAAATATAATTTGCATCAGGAGGAGCTGTTGTTGAGGTAATAATACCTAAATCTTCTTCAGGGAATCCATTGCTTAACCATGCATTACGAATACTTGAAACAAGAGCTTGTACTCCTGTTAACCAATCAGCTGAAATTTCATTGCCATTAACACCTGAGTTTGTAAAGAATACAACTTTTCCAGAACCTCCAGCATATATTTGTCTGTCTCTAAGTTCTTTGACAAAAATCTTTAAAGTAGAAGACTCAGTTTCTTGAATTGCTGCTTTAATGTTTGTATTTGTTTGTCCGCCACTACGATGTAAGTAAGACGAAACAGAAAAACCTTTAGTATTCTGTTTTACTACAGACTCAAATAAGAAACCGCAAGGTGAAGTTGCAGCTGTAGAGCCAGCAAATTTACTGCATCGAATGTTAAGATTATTTTTGTCTGAAGGTGTTGCAGATAACTCAAGGATTTCATATAAAGCACCACTTACGTTTCGTGTAGAGTTAACTGTAGTAGTAGATAATGTAATTCCAGAAGTTAAATAAATACGGGGGTAAAATAAACCACCTGAGGGAAATGTAGCATATCCAACACGATAAGTAATTGGTACTTTAATGCCAAATACAGACGATACTTCAATATAATATGAACCGCTAGTAACAGCACCCGTATCTAAAAACGACCAATCTAGTCTTGTATTGCCGCCTGATGGAGATAACTCATTACTAGATCCTGAATTCCATAAAGCTGAAATTTCTGTATATTCTGTTTCATTTCCTGGAATAAGCCAACTAACGCCGCTTTGATTAGCGGTTCGCCCAGGATCTACAGTTGTAACGCCAGCTTCACTCATGTATTTATAAGAACCTGGAGCAGCAGCAGTTCGACTCAGACAAGGAATAAGATTTGAAGCATACACAGGAACTCCTAAACTAATTAGAGTATTGCATATACCATTAGCATAACCATAAATTCCTGTTGTTACACTATATCCTACATTAGAATCACCAATTAAAACAATATCTAAAGAATCTTCTCCATTAATAAGATTTTCAAACATTTGTTTTACTTTAGTATTACCATGAAAGGATAAATTTAAAGCATTTAAACGACTAATAAATGTATCAGGAGGAACAAAAGAAAAAGTATCATTATTTCCTAGAAAAATATAGCCATATCCTGGAAGATTAATAACATCAATAGGAGTATTACTGACTAGTTTTTTAAATGAAAAAGTTGGAGTAAATACAGTGCTATTATTGATATTAGTAAAATCAATATATAACCCCCTAGACATTGCAAAACCCTGAGCTGGTGTAATTAATCCCATTAGATTACCTCACTTAAGTTTCTTAAAAATACCACGACCTGTGGTGTGGTAATTTAATTCAGCAGTTGAAAGAGAACCATCTAATGGTCCAGTACCACCAATGTAGCCACCTTCAATGTAATCAAGAACACCATTATTTCCTGCATCAGTTGAAGTGGTTACAAGAGTAAAAGTTAGTGCATTTAAATTACCAATAACTGGAATTGTCGGTAAATCAACGCTACCTGTAAAAAGCCAATTATATTTGTCAGTGCCTGTTAAGCTTGAGTTAATGTCAAATGTTGTGTTATTAGCAAGATTAGCTGGATCAACATAAGCACCCAAAACTAAAGCAAAAGCTTGTTCTTTTGAAATTGCTGGCATTGTTATTCTCCTTAATATTCAATAGCGTAAAACGCAATAGATTCTGTATTATCTCCACCAGTAAGAACAGTACCAGCAGTAGCCTGTGCAATAGCTACAAACTGTCCTGCTGGCACAATTACACTTAAAGCACCAATAGACATATGAGCATGATTGTAATCAGTATTAGCTCCATGTGAAGTAGCTACAACAAAATGAGTACAGCCTTGAGGAACCGTAGTTGTGTCTGTATTTTCAAAACTTTCTTCACTTGCTAAGAACCTAAATTTATGCATTACTTTTTACCTCCGCAGCCACAGCCTGCTTTCTTTTTCTTTGACATTTTTTTCTTAGCCATTATTTCTTTCCTTTCTTTTTAGACTCCCAAGAAACTGGCTTAGAGCTTTTTTTAGCTTTGACGCCTTTACTTGTACATTGAGCTTTTGTAGGACGGCAGGCTGGATAGGATCCACCTTCTGATCGCGATTTGCGACCACAGGGACCACCTGTTTTACAATTTACCCAGCCTTTACCTTTGTTTCGTTTAAACCAACCATGTAAACCTTGTTTCTTTTCTAGAGAAAAGTCAGCCATATCAATAACCCTTGGTCATTTTCTTGCCTGTTTTCTTAGCTTCAGCCTTAGCTGCAGCTTTACCTTTGGCAGTATATGGGAATTTCTTTTTACCTACTTTTGGCATTTGACTTTCCTCCTTTCTTGGACTTATTGCCCCAGTTAGCGGCTCCAACCTTACGACATTTGACCATAGCTCCAGAAGCATAAGCACTGTGCTTGCCTCCGTAAGCTCTCATAACCTTGTTGTAACACGCATCTTTGGGCATAGTTCTCTCCTAAAACAGTTTTCTATTACCTTGGTTATTTATTGAACCCTTTTAGGGTCTTAGCAAGGTTACATTGACGTTTAGTTTGGGTCGTTAATTTTGAACCTTTGCAGTACTCAGAAATTGATTTTCCTGAAGCTTTGGCTTTTTTAGTTAGAGCTCCAGGGCGTTTAATTGCTTTTTGAATCCATTTCTTTTTAGCTGCCATTTTATACTCCTATAAAAAAAGTAAAATCAACCACCCAATATTTCGTCTGCTCGTTCACGGGTTAACAGTCCGCTTGATACTAGATAGTCCATTCCAGCGATTGTAATTGGATCAGTGTTTATGAT